CTACCTGTTCTGACTGCATAAAGAAAAGCGTTAACTCTTGAATATGCCCACCTGTCCTCTCCACCAGATGCTCTAACACTTGGTCTTACTGATTGCGGGTTCGTTCTGTATGCGCCAACTCCGCGACGAAATACTGCACCCAACATTCTCACATTAACTCTTTTACCTTTTTGGCTACCATACTTCTCATTATGTTTATCTACCTTGCCTTGTAAACCTTGTTTGACCTTTGCAGTAAGTGGTGCTTTTTCTTCGTAATCTTTAACTTCTTTGGTATCTAAACACGCCTCTGGAATATACTCAAAATCATCAAATGACTTTTCTCTCTCTCGCATAATCTGATCCCTTTTGGTTTTAGCAAATGAAAATCCTGCATCACCACCCCATAACGCCCAAGCGATACGACCAGCTGATGGATACCCATCTTCTCCTCTATCAAATCCCTCTCCTTGTTTATCTACTTCATGTCTTGAGAAAAAAGAATACATCCTAAGTATTGTATTTGGTGATAATCTAGTTTTATTAGCAATATCTCTCGCTCTTGCAACACCAACAGAAGTGCCACCTCTACCGAATTCTGCTCTCCACTCCAGACCTCTTTTTGCCTCTTCGACCATAGCGTCTGTGGGTGTTAAATTCAAATCTGAAATTGCCTTGTCATCTTTTATTAGATTTACATATTCATCGTGACTTTCACATGGCATGTAAACAGTCTGACCATTTTCATCATGTGTGTGTGTACCAACACATCCTATCTCATCTGCTCTATCAAGTGCCTCTTCTTCTGTAGTGTAAGTGTCCATAGCTATTTGTGCCTTGATTAAAGGTACACCATCACTTAAATCTGGACATAAACCATCAGTCCCATATACTTCTTCATACATTTTTTGAGTGTTGTTTGGTGTAATTGGCTCATCACTATCTTCATCTGACTGCTCTACTTCTCCTATTGGAAACAAATTACTTGGTATGTATAAATCATCTCCACCCTCTACGTCTTGTAAACCTAGTCTTTCTCTTGCCTCGTTTCTTGTGATGATTCCTGCATTAACTCCTGCTACCACATTTTCATATACTCTTTTTCTTTTCTCTGCCATTGCAGGTATGGAGTCAAGGTCATATTTAAGATTTATATTTCCATCATAAAGTGGTGCTAAGTATTCATTTAAGTCAGACTCAACTCGTTTAAGAAGTGGTATGATTGTTTCTTCGTATAGACCAAGTTTTGCAGACTCCATGTTGCTATAAGTTTGGCTATCAGGTATTCCAACTAACTGACTAGGTACTCCAAACGCTAATGCTATCTCCCTTGCTGAGAGGTTAAGCAAATCTAAAAAGTCCATGTCTTTTGGATTGAGTCCTAGTTGTGTGTAATCAAAGTTACCCTCAAGTAGCATTGGTCTACCTGTGTTGTTCGTACCTTGAAATCTAAATTCTAAATCCTCAAGTAGTCTTGCTCGTTGCTCGTCAGTTAAACTTGTAGACATACCTGTCTCGTCTG